CGATCATGGAGACGCAGACGTACGAGAGGCGCTGCGAGCGCTGGCTCGATGTCTGGACCGGAAAGATGGAGGCAGCCGCGTGAGCACGATCTCGGTCGTCATCCCGACCATCCCACCCCGAGGACGTCAGCTCCAGAGAGCCCTGGCGTCAGTGCTCAGCCAGACGCGCAAGCCGGACGAGATCGTCATCGAGTACGACCACGAGGGGCTGGGGGCCAGCTACACCCGTCACCGGGGACTCCGAGGCGCCACGAGCGAGTGGGTGGCCTTTCTGGACGACGACGACGAGTTCGGCAAGGAGCACCTGGAGAAGCTGGAGCGCTGCGCCGAGGAGACGGGGGCCGACCTGGTCTACCCCTGGTTCGACGTCGTGGGCGGGGGCGACCCGTTCCCCCAGCACTTCGGGAGGCCGTGGGACCCGGCGGACCCAGTCCAGACGACCATCAGCGTCCTGGTCCGTCGCGTGCCCGCTCTCAGCGTGGGCGGCTTCCGAGAGACGTGGACGGACGACGAGGGCGTCGACCGAGACGGGCATCGTCGGGGCGAGGACTTCCGCTTCGTCTGCCGCCTGAACGACGCCGGGTACAAGATCGTCCACCTCCCGGAGCGGACGTGGCGCTGGCACCACTGGGTGGACGGCGACCACATCGGGAACACGAGCGGACTGCCGTGGAGGGAGCGCCTCGGTGCTGCCTGACCCCAACGGGCTCCTCGTGGACGCCGTGCTCGACGAGGCCGACAACCTCCTGAAGCGGGCGAGCCTGGGACTGGAGGCGCTCCACCTCTACCGAGCGCAGCACAAGACAGACTGCCCCTGTCGGGGCTGTGAGGCGTACCGCGCCTACGAGCAGGCCGGGCGGTCGTGAGCCGTCACCTAGTCCACGTCCTGGACATAGCGCCGGACGTCACGGGCTGCCCCTTCTGCGAGATCGCCACGGGACGCACCTCGACGCCCGTGGTCGAGATATGGACCGACATCATGGCGATCGTCCCCCTCAAGCCGGTCGTCGCCGGCCACGTCATCGCCTTCCCCCGGAGGCACTACCCGAACTTCTGCTCCAAGCCCGACATCGCCGCTCGGGTCATGTTCTTCGTCTCGATCCTGGCGAGGAAGGACATCACCTACTCGAACTGCAACGTCATCACCTCCGTCGGCCCCCTGGCGACCCAGACGGTGGACCACTTCCACGTCCACCTCGTCCCCCGCCGCGAAGGTGACCTACTCCAGCTCCCCTGGAGCGGCATACGTCACCACCATCCCTACCAGGAGGAGCCGTGACCCGTCTCGCCGTCGTCGTCCCCAGCAGGGGGCGCCCCAAGAACATCGAGCGCCTCGCCAGCGTCTTCGTCCAGCCCTGGTCGAAGGCCGAGCTTCACGTCGTCATCGACTCCGACGACCCCGAGGAGGCGGAGTACGAGAAAGTGCTGGACCGCTTCCTCTCCACCGACGACCGCGTCCAGCTCACCGCCGGACCGCGCAAGCGCCTGATCCCCACGCTCAACGAGTACGCGCTCCACCTGGCCGAGTGCGAGACGTACGACCACATCGGCTTCATGGGCGACGACCACCTCCCGAGGACGAAGAAGTGGGACACGTCGATAGCCGACGCGCTGGACGAGCCAGGAGTGGGGATCGTCTACGGCGACGACCTCCTCCAGGGCGAGATGCTCCCCACCGCGGTCTTCATGCGGGCGTCCATCGTCCGGGCGCTCGGCTACTTCGCCCCGCCTCGGCTGGTCCACCTCTTCGCCGACAACGCCTGGAAGACGTGGGGCCAGCGCGCTGGGTGCCTCAAGTACCTCCCGGTCGTCACCATCGAGCACCTCCACTTCCTCAACGGGAAGGCCCCCGCCGACGAGCGCTACGCCGAGGTCAACAGCGGCGAGATGTACAACCGCGACCAGGTCGCCTACCGCCACTACGAGGGGACGGGGCTCGCCTACGACGTCAAGAAGATCAAGGCGGTCATGGCGTGACGATCTGTGACCACGCCGGGGCCGTCGCCTTCGCGGTCACGGGTCCGATGGTCTGTCGGTCCTGCGGGGCGTGCGACCAGGTGTGGTGGGAGAAGGACGGCTCGCGGGTCGTCCTCTCGGACGCCCTGGTCGAGCTGCGCGAGCGCTTCAGCCGGATCGAGCGCGAGGCGCGAGCGGCGAGGGTCATAGTCTCCCCCGTCCCCGACAAGGCGTGGCTCACCTCCGGCGAGGTCGCCAGGGTGTGCGGGGTCCACATCCGCACGATCCCGGTCTGGGTGAAGCAGGGGGTGCTCCACGCCTACCGCACCCCGGGCAAGCCCCGGGCGCACTACCGCTTCTCGCGGGGTGAGGTCATCGAGTACCTGGAGGCCAGAGCGTGAGCGAGTACCGGTTCTTCGACCCGGCCTGCCCGCCCGAGTGGACGACGCCAGCCTGGTACGCGGGTCGGGCGCGAGCGCCGCACCTGGAGGAGAGCGAGCAGCGTCACCGGATGGACCTGGCCGCCGACTTCATCGGTGACGCCGTGATCGACTACCGCGTCCGCTCGCTCTCGGACATGGGGGCGGGGGACGGCGGGCTGCTCTGGCTCGTGCGGCACATCCCGATCGACGCCTGGGGCTACGACCTCCAGCGGACGAACGTCGAGGGCGCCAAGGAGCGAGACGTCAAGGTGACCAAAGCCGACGTCGTCAACGACCAGGACCTCCGCTGGGGCGAGCTGGTCGTGGTGACCGAGGTGCTGGAGCACCTGACGTGCCCCCACTGCTTCGTGGCCCACATCCCCCCCACCAGCCGCGTCGTCGTCGCCTCGACGCCGGACGGCGAGACGCCCGAGAAGCACTACGAGTTCCACCTCTGGGGCTGGGACATGGAGGGGTTCCGGACGATGTTCGAGGACCGCGGCTGGGCCGTCGTACGCCACGAGACGGACGGCCAGACTCAGGTGCTCATGGGGGTCCGGGCGTGAGGTGGCAGATCCTGATCGCCACGGTCCAGCCCCGGACCGAGCACCTCAGGCGCCTCCTGCGCGTCCTCTCGCCCCAGCTCATCCCCGGTCAGGTGGAGGTCCTGGTCTACCGAGACGGCTTCCAGCGGACGATCGGCTTCAAGCGCAACCACCTCATCCAGTCCTCGGTCGGTGAGTACATCAACTTCGTGGACGACGACGACCTGGTGAGCGACGACTACGTGCCCACGATCCTCCCGCTGCTCGACGGCGTGGACACGGTGACGTTCGACCTGGCGGTCAGTGGGGGCGGCTACGGGGAGGGCCGCTTCCGCGTCTCCCACTCGATCCACCACACCCCCGGGTGGTACGACGACCACCGAGACGTCCAGATCGGTCACCTCTGCCCGATGCGTCGAGAGCTGCACCTCCTCGGGCGCTACGGGGAGAACTTCGGCGACGACGCCGCCTGGAGCAGCGGCGTCCTCCGGAGCAACCTCGTCCGCACGGAGCACCACATCGACCGCCGCCTGTACACGTACCTCGTCAGCGACGGTAGTCTCTGGCGACCCCACAGCCGACGCCGTATGTCCGTCTCGCGCCACCCGCCGTTCGGGGGCGTGACCTACCTGATGTCAGAGAGGGAAGCGTGCTCGCTCTCATAAGGTGCCCATGCGGCGTCTCCTTCGAGGTCGCCGCTCACCGTCTCCGAGCCGGACGGGGTCGTTACTGCTCCAGGAAGTGCATGTATACCTTTCGCACTCGACCGACCGGTTTGACATACATACTTCGACGTCCAAACCCCACTTCCTTCAGACCCGGCCATGCCCAGGCGAGCGGTGTCGCCAACCCAGCGTGGCGGGGAGATCACGTCCACTACAAGACTCTCCATCGCTGGATAGCGCGCCATAAGCCCAAGCCGGAACGATGCGAGCACTGCGGTCGTCAGGTCCGATTGGAGTGGACGAATAAGAGCCACGAATATCGACGCGACCTGGAGGACTGGCTCGCCCTGTGCCGTCTATGCCATCGACGCTACGACAACGACTCCACTCGCGGAGCGGCCACGAGACGGTTCGGTCGACTCCAAGTTCAGAAGGGATACTGATGCTTGCTTTGGTCAGCGGCTCGTCGGGCTTCATCGGCCGTCACTTCGTCAAGCGTCTCTCGGCTGACGGGTGGGCCGTCCTCCCGCTCGACGTCAAGTCGCCCATCGGTCACGACGCCCGGAGCTTCTTCCGGGACTACGCCAACACGGACATGCACTTCGACCTCGTCGTCCACGCCGCAGCCATCGTCGGCGGACGTCAGGTCATCGAGTGGTCCCCGCTCGACCAGACGGTGGACCTGGAGCTGGACGCCGGGCTCTTCTCCTGGGCGACGAAGGCGAAGCCCGACGTCGTGGTGTACCTCTCCAGCTCCGCCGTCTACCCCGTGGCCTCACAGAACGCCGGGATGCGGCTCCCCCTCAGCGAGTGGCTCGTCGACCTCAACCGGCCCAAGCTCCCCGACGCCCTCTACGGCTGGACGAAGCTGACCGGCGAGTACCTGGCGAGCCTCTACCGAGCGCAGGGGGGCCGCGTCGTAGTCGCCCGCCCCTTCAGCGGCTACGGGGCCGACCAGGACCTCTGCTACCCGTTCCCGGCGATGATCCAGCGAGCGCTGAAGCGAGAGGACCCCTTCGAGGTTTGGGGGACAGGTCGTCAGACGAGGGACTTCGTCCACGTCGACGACGTCGTCGAGGCGATACTCACAGCTGTGCGCGAGGGTGTGGACGAGCCGTTCAACATCGGGACGGGCCGCGGCACGACGATGCTGGAGCTGGCGGAGATGGTCTGCTCAGCGGCCGGGTACACGCCCGAGATCGTCCCCCTCGTGAGCCAGCCGATGGGCGTCGAGTTCCGGGTCGCCGACACGCGGACGCTCAACCACTTCTACCGCGCCGCTGTCGCGCTGGAGGATGGCATCGCTCGCTCGCTGGACGCTGCTACAGTCGCCCGTAGCTGAGTTTCACCTCCACCGAAGCGCTCGGGCGGCCCATCCCGAGCGCCAGGTGACATAGCGGGGTAGCGCAGTAGGCAGCGCGCCGGACTCATAATCCGGAGGTCGCAGGTTCAAGTCCTGCTCCCGCCACTCGATCCCGAGCCGACTGCCGGGGCCGAACACGCATAGCTTCTGAGCCGATTGCCGGAGCGGTGCGACCCCCTGATACCCGCGCCTTTACCCGCGCATTCTCACACTCAGAAAGGGGCACCATGCCCGCGATTGGCAACCTCGACGTCGCCACTCAGGCTGAGGTCGACGCTCGTCTCGAAGAGCTGCGAGGCGAGTTCGTCAGCCTGGAAGAGGGGCGACGCTCCAACTCAGCTACCGACATCGACGCGCACGACATGGCCCTCCGCGCTATGCGGATGGAGGTCAACGCCCTCGACACCTGGAACACCTTCGCCGCCGCCCGGATGCACCGGGAGCGCCAGAACGCCCTAGTCGCCACGTACGGACCCGCTGTCAGCGAGGGGCTCCGCACGATCGGTGAGGCGTTCCTGGACAAGGAGACGATCGAGGCCCTGGAGTCCGGGCGCTCGACCGGTGCCGCCACGGAGGTCCAGATCCGGCTCAACGGCCAGATCGCCAAGGGCAAGCGCACGCTCGTATACGAGCGTGAGATCGACGGCAAGGACGGCAAGGCCATGACGCGGTGGCTCAAGGCCGCCGGGATCATCGGAGGCTCTCGCCTCGGCGACCCGGACGGTATGCGCGCCGTGACAGAGTGGGGCGCCGCTGGCCCCCCGACCTTCGACTCCACAGACTCCGGTGGGTTGATCCCCCGGCTCGGCCAGCCCATCCCGCCTGTGCCCCGTCAGGCGAAGCTCTACCTCCGGGACCTGCTCCCGACGATGCCCACCACGTTCCCGATCATCCCCTACGTCCGAGAGCTGAACCCGACCGCGTACGAGCAGGTGGCGTCCGGCGGCGCCTCGACCGTGGCGGAAGGTTCGGTCAAGCCGACGGCCGAGCTGAGCTTCGTGTCGGAGAACGCCCCGGTGACGGTCATCGCCACGACCCTGACTCTGTCCAAGCAGATGTTCCAGGACGCCCCGGCGGTCATCAGCTACATCAACCAGCGTCTCCCGTACCTCGTCAAGCTGCGTGAGGACGCCGAGTTCCTCTCGGGCTCGGGGACCTGGCCGGACATCACCGGCATCACCAACACCCCCGGCATCCAGTCGGGCGCTGGCCTCGGCGGCGGGTTCCCGGACTACGCCATCGAGATCGGCAACGCCTTCGCCCTCATCGAGCAGCAGGACGGTCAGCCGACCGCCGTCGTCTTCAACCCCATCAACGCGTGGAACATGTTCACGAACCGTGCGGCTGGTGGAGCTGGGACGTTCGACGCCGGGACCCCGTTCTCGATGCTGCCCCTGACGGTCTGGGGCATCCCGACCTACCGCTCCCGTGTCTACCCCACGGGCTCCGCTCTGGTCTGCGACTTCGAGCGGGGGGCCATGATCGCTGACCGCGAGGCGGTCAACCTTCAGACCTACAACGAGCGGTACGCCGAGCAGAACTTGGTCCTGCTCATCTGCGAGGAGCGTCTCGGACTGATGGTCTTCCGTCCCGACCTCTTCGTAGAGCAAACCTTAAGTTGAAATTGAGAAAATCCCATCAGAACGCTAGACTGTGAGGTATGACAGCACAGCATTCAGATGGTTCTAAGGGATACGGCTCGCAGCGGACGATCTGTGCAACCTGCGGATCTCCGCTGCGACGACCCCCCAGTTTGTTGAGAGAACGCAACTACTGCGACATCAAATGTCGAGACGCCGACCCGAACAAGCCCAAGAGAAAGAGACGAGTTGATACCGGACTCCATAAGGCGCCGTGGGTCACCAAGGAGTGCGCCTACTGCGGGAAGCCAGTCGAGCGCCGAGCATCCGACTCGCGTCCTCGTCACTTTTGCGACCGGAACTGCGCGTCCAAGATGCCACGTCGTAAGGGGTTCGGACGTCCGCGTGGTCGTACCGTCGGACTCAAGGGAATCAACGGCCAGGGCTACGTCATGGTCTACGTCGGTCCCGAGCACCCCATGGCCGGGAAGAGTGGCGTGGTGGGCGAACATCGGCTCGTATTGGCCGAAGCGCTGGGCCGTCCCCTTCTCCCAAACGAAACCCCTCATCACAAGAACGGCAACCGACAGGACAACCGGATCGAGAACCTTGAACTTTGGGTCAAGCCCCAAGTCCCGGGTCAGCGGGCTGTCGACCTGCTGGCGTGGGCGAAGGAGATCATCGCCCTGTACGACGGCTTCGAGGAGTGGCTCGTCTGACGTAGCGACAGGGGGCACCTAGTGCCCCGCCTGCGTACCTACCCACGCAAGCGGGCTCCAGCCACGATCGACCGGCTGGGGGCCGCGCCCCTCGCGGACGTCGTCCCCAGCACGGTCGTCATGAACCTCGGACAGGTCAGTCGGAGCCTCAAACCTCCGGAGGACGTGCCCACGATCACCACCGAGGAGCGGCTCTGGACGCCGGAGGGTCACCTGGCCTACGGGGCGGGGTCCGAGGTCCCCGTCGTCGAGCGTCCTGGACTTCTCACTACTGCCGAGCTGCGCGAGCGGAGAGGAGGTCGATAGATGGGCGACGTCATGATCCCAGCGTCACCGAACGCGGGGACCGCCGACCCCAACCCGCTCGTCAGTCTCAACGACTACCAGCGCATCACGGGCGACGGGGCCACCACCGAGGACGAGTTCAACTACTTCCTGGCCGACGCCCTCGACTTCCTCCAGAAGAAGATGAGCCGCACGTTCCTGTACGCCCAGTACAACGAGCGCCTCTTCCTCAACCAGGACGGCATGGTCTACGGGACGGCGGTCCCCTACGACACGAGCCAGCCCGTCGTGAACCCGGCGTCCGGGGCGTCGCCCGCCAACAACGTCGGCATCTTCCAGGGCTACGGCATCTGGGTCGGCTGGTACATCCCGCTGCCCTCGCTGCCCGTCTGGCAGGGCGTCGTGCCCCCGCAGACGGACATCACCTACTGGGGCGGCTGGGTCGGCCCGGAGAGCCCCCTGGCGTCTCCCAGCTACGTCACCGGCTCGCGTCTCATCCCGGCGGGGCTCAAGCGGATCATCTGCAAGACGGTCTGGTACATGGCGAACCCGGCCCTCCTGCCCAACATGCCCGGCGGCGTCAAGTCCACCAGCGTCGGGGGCGTCGCCATCGCGGGCGACCTCTCCTCGATGGTGGAGGCCGACTACCAGCTCAGCCGTCAGATCAAGCGCTGGCGACACGCCTTCGCCCGGAGCTTCATCGGCCAGGTCACGACCGTGGGTGCGGGCGGATGATCCCCGTCTCCTCCACCACGATCACCGTCCAGCGCGACGTCGCCGCCCAGACGGACGACCCGTACGGCGAGACGACCGTCACGCTGACGACGATCGCCACGAACGTCCGCGCCGTGATCTCGCCGCCCTCCGGCCTCGCCCGGCTCGTGGGCGGCTCCCGCTCCGTCTACGACGCCATGCTCCGCTGCGACCCGACGTCGATAGACCCGCAGGACGTCGTGACCGACGACTCCAGCGGCCAGCAGTGGACCGTCCTGTGGGTCACCAACCCCAGCGCCTTCGGGATCACGTTCACTGAGGCGGCGCTCCGCATCGTCGAGGGGGCCTTCTGATGGCCGTCACCCTCAACGAGCGCGGCATCGAGGAGCTGTTCCGCGACCCGGAGGGTCCGGTCGGCGACATCATGGAGCGCGCCGCCCTGGCCGTGGAGACGACGGCGAAGCGCTCGCTCATGCACATGGGCGACTACCACGAGTACCTCCCCGGCCACTACCTCCTGCACAAAGCCGGACGCTGGTACGCCTGGGACCGCGACGCCCCCCCGCACGCGTCCTCCAGGCCCCTGTCGCCCCCGTCGTCCGACACTGGGGTCCTCGCCGCGTCCATAGGCCACCAGGTCTTCGTGGGCGACGAGTACGTCGAGGCCAGCGTCGGCAGCCCGCTCGACTACGCCTTCTACGTGGAGCTGGGCACCCGGCTCATGGACGCCCGGCCCTTCCTGCGCCCGGCGCTCGACGTGCTCGGCCACATCACGTTCGTCATGCCCGACGCCGAGACGGAACCGCCTGGTCGCCTCTTCTTCACGCCGATCGAGGAGCGATGAGCGACACCATCGTCTTTCCTGATCTACTCGGTGACCTGCGGGTGTGGCTCATCAACCACCCGCTCCTGTCCCCGCTGACGGGCGGGCGCGTCTTCTTCCGCATCCCGAACAGCAAGACGCCCCCCACCGCCCCGTTCATGCGCATCTACCGCTCCGGCGGGGGCCTGGACCCGATGGAGGACACGCCGATGGACTATCCCCGTGTCTCGCACGAGATATGGGGCGTCGCCAACACCGACTACCAGAACCTTCGCTCCGTGGAGGCCGCCCTCAAGTCGGCGTACTACCACGGCCAGGGCGCCCAGCTCAACCCCGACGGGACGACGGTCATGCTCTCCGGCGCCGTCGTGACGAGCATCGACGCGCCCGACCCAGACCTCGGTTGGCCCCGCATTATCGTCGATGCGCTTCTGACTGTCCGGATCGGTTGAGACGATGACGATAAGCACGCCAGGACTCTCGACGACAACTGCGGCACTCGCGTCGACGTGGTCCGATCATGTCGTAGGGATGTCCCCGAGGACAGCAGTCCTTCCGTTGGTTGCTGGCAGCCAGCGTGCGGGGACTGCGCAGCGAGTTCTCACGACAGGTCACCGGCTCCAGGTGACGCGGGTTGCAGCAACGTCGATGGAGACACGGCCCGACACAACTGGGGTCCTGGTTATGACAGACATGGTCGAGCTGCTTCCCCTCCGGGACTGGACCGACCAGAAGCTCGTAGGCGAAGTGATGTGCTGGGACTCGTCTACCTCCACCCACCCGAATCCTGGCGTAGCCGTCCTTGGTGACGCCGAGACGCCAGGGCCAGCACTCGTCGGGACCGCGGCGATCAACGGCAAGCCAAAAGCGCTCTTCGGCTCCGAGGCGTTGAGTACCCGTGACCAGGACTTTAGCTGGCTCACGCATGACTGTCCGGAGTGGTTAGCCGGATGGCGCTGCACCTCTAGCAACACACCTGCTTCACCCTCTGCCTCCCCCTGCTAACTCCAAGAAAGGACAGTCACTTTGGTCTTCAACCCCCTGCACGTAGTCGTCGGGCCGGGCACGCTCTACGCGGCCCCGCTCGGTACGACCGAGCCGACTGCCGTGACCGGCGCCTGGCCCTCGGGCTGGGTCGAGCTGGGCTACACGGACCAGGGCTCCGAGTTCACCTTCACCCCCTCCTTCCAGGAGGTCATGGTGGAAGAGGAGTACTGGCCTCTGCGCCAGTCCCCCAACGCCGCCAAGGTGGAGCTGACCTTCAGCCTCGCTGAGACGACCGCCCAGAACCTGGAGG